GGCATTTCAACTCTATTAAGCATTTCAATAATCAAATCTTGTTTATTAATAGATATTTTTAAGTCTGCTGCAATAGTTTGTAATAGTGTATATACTTTTTCATTTGTTGAATCTTTCTCTGGAATTGTTTCTAGGATTGAAGAAAACCCTACTTTTTTATCACTTGATTTATTTATGATTGAGCTTGGATTATCATAAGACCGAGCAGCAACTATTTCATTTAATTTTGTATTTAATTCACTAGGATCGAATGGTTTATCTATTTCTTCATTAAAACTAATATCTTTTGGTTTATTATGATTTACAATCTTTATATAATCGGTCTCTCCTTTTTGCAGATCTACTTTAATGTCAACATTTTGTAAACGAGTATGTTGAGATTCATATTTTAAATGTTTTAACAGTTCTAACATTTTACTCATTAATAATTTATTTTTTTCAATTAAACTCATTCCTGTGTTTTTAGAAATTTCACTAATAATAGTCTCATAACTTAAGTTTATTTGTTGAAACTTGCTATTAGAAATGTTATTAAATGCATTTGCTTCCATTAAAATCTGCCATATAAATGCTTTATTCTCATTTGATACAAAGTTATTAGCCATTTTATATATATATATTTAAAGTAGTATAGTATTTATATTTTATAAAATATAAAATATAAAATATAAAATAATTAATTAAAAAGTATTTTTCTTAATGATTCTACTTTAGAATCCGGAATAATTTTTTTAAAATTTGGATAAGTATCTTTCTTTAATAATGAAATTATTATATATAATACATACATACCGCATTCTGTGTTTGTTTTTTGATGTTCCACTTTATTAATTATTATTTTAAATGGCGTTCCTAATTCTTTACTTTGTTCATGTATTCTATTCATAAAGATAGTTACTTCTTTTGGAACTACAAATCCATTACTATCAAAAAAATAAATATATTGAAGATTAATATTTATAAATAAACAAATCCAATGAGAGCCATCACTAGTATGAGGATCGGTGTTTAAAACAATACCTATTTTTGTGAGACCTTTCTTTTTATATTCACTTATACTAAAATTACATAATTCATTATAAACGCATTCATTGGGATTTAATTTTTTATCAAAATCAATCGCGGATGGCCCAATTAATTTAAAACTAGAATATTTATATTCATATTGTTTTAAAACTTTTTCTATGTCATGATTTGTTAACCAAGTATTTGGGTTTTTTTGCCATTCTTTTGGCGAAGGTGGTGCAAATGTAAAATTTGTTAAATGTTTATCTAAATGCGCCGACATGAATGGTTGAAATAACCAACATTTTTCATTAGTGCATTTTTCTTTAAGATTTTCTGTTATAAATTTCCAAATAGTAAATACATCATTTGATTCAATTTGATTATTTGGATAATAATTATTCCATGCTTGTTTCATTTTAATTATACTTTTAGGCTCATAACAAGAATATTTTAATTTTTTAGTTGGACCACAATTTAATTTATATTGTTTATTTTGATTATTTTGATTATTTTGATTAGATTGTTTTTTTTTTGTTTTTGTTTTTGTTTTTTTATGCATATATTTAGTATATATTTAATATATATATAATAAATATTAATTTTTTTTGATCCCTTTATTCCTTAATATTGGGTCGCTAATATTTATATCTTTTATTATTGGCAAGACTGGTTTATCATTAACATTATTAACAAAATTATCTAAATCATTATATTCTTTTTGATTTATATCTTCATAATCAATTTGTTTAAAATAATATATTAATTGGGATGCATAATTATTAAAGAGTGATTCTAAGTTATTATTTATAAAGTCTCCGCAGCTCATATCTTTCGTAATTTGACATATTCGTTTTTTATAAAACTTAATATCTTTATTCAGTAATTCATTAGAATTATTTGTTTTAATATGTATGCTAGGATTTACTAAATATTCTAAAGTTATTTTATTAATATAATAATCCTTGTTTGCTTCGGGTATTGCTTCAGGTATTGCTTCACTATTATTCATATTAGTATAATAGTATATTACTATATTAGTATTTGTTATTTTTTAATATTTGACGAGTATCTTGATTAAATAGTGTTGAAATATGAGATTCTATATTTGGATTATTTGGATTATTTATATTAGAATGAGTAGATTGTTTTGCATTTTTATTATAGGTTTTAATAGTATTTGATTTATATAATTCACTACTACTGTCAGGTACATATTTGGTATGAGGTGCGTGTTGTAATGCATATACTTGATTTTTTAATATAGATTCAGTATCTATATTATTAACATATTTACACCATTTACCATCTATATTACAAGTATTAGTATCACTTGTTGTACTATTAGTATTTTCATAATTTAATATTATTGATCTACAAGATTCGTTTAAAATTATATTATCTAATGGCATTGTACATACTGTAGACTGCGGTCTAGGCGAAATTAAAGCTTCTATATTTTCAAATTGCATTGTTCTTTCTAATATTCGTTTGTTAATATAGTTGCTATAATTGCTAGTATTACTTAAATTATATGAATCGTAGGAATTGTTTTTTATTTCCATATATATTTGTATAATAAAAAAAATATAAAAAGATATTATGATATTATTATTAATATATGTCTAGCATTTTTGCATTATTAAATCATAATCAAATAAAATTAACAAATACTATTATAGAAGACCAATCAAAAAAAGGTATTTTATCAGGTTCTGAATCTTCAAAAATATTTATTAGTAATAAAATCTTTTTATCTTGTTTATCTATTAATAAATTAACAAGTGAAAATGGATTAGATAAAAGGTCGGAACAACCTTTAAAATATAATAATAAAATTTTAATTTGTAATGGAGAGATATATAATTACAAACACTTGTATAAATTAATGAATATTAAAGCAACAACTACATCTGATTGTGAGGTAATAATTCATTTATATGAAAAATATGGGATTGACTATATGCTTAAATGTTTAGATGGAGTATATGCCTTTATTTTAATTGATAATGATGTTAATAAAATATTTATTGGAAGAGATAAATTTGGCGAAAGACCATTATTCTATTTAGCAAATAAATCAGTTTCAGAAACGTGGGATCCGACTCAAGAAAAAAATATATTAGGCTTTTCTTCTACAATGAAACAATTATATTTTTTTACACAAAATAATAGTGAATATACTTATAAGGGAGAGCATAATCTGGCAATTGAACCGTTTGATCCTGGTAGTTATATGGTATTAGAAAAAACTCCTAATGATAAGTGGTTTATTGCTAATCATAATAAATATGAAAAGTTTAATTTAACAAGAATTACTCAACATAGCGAAGAAATAAATATGAATATCATCACAAATAATATTCATGATATATTTTTTGAAGCAGTCTATAAACGGATTATTACAACTACTAAACCAATTGCTTGTTTACTATCTGGAGGATTAGATAGCAGCATTGTAGCAGCATTAGTAAGTAAAATATATGATAAACCAATTCAAACATATAGTATTGGTCTAGAAGGATCAGAAGACTTAAAATATGCTCGAGATGTTGCTAAACATATTAAATCAAATCATACAGAAGTAATTGTTTCCGAAGAAGATTTTTTTGCATCTATAGTAAAAGTAATTGAAATAATTGAAAGTTATGATACCACAACAATTAGGGCAGGCGTTGGCAATTTATTAATTGCACAGTATATTTCTGAAACATCTGATGCTAAAGTAATTTTTAATGGTGACGGGAGCGATGAATTAATGGGCGGTTATTTATATATGAATTATGCACCTGATGCATTAGAGTTTGATAAAGAATGTAAACGATTATTAAATGACATTAGTAGATTTGATGTATTACGTTCTACTATGTGTATTTCGACAAATGGACTAGAGTCGCGGTCACCATTTTTAGATTTAGATTTTATTGCCTTTTATTTTTCAATTCCAGCAAACTATAGATATGAAACTAATAAAAAACAAGAAAAATATTTATTTAGAAAAGCATTTGACAGAGATTATTTGCCAAGCAATGTTTTATGGCGTAAAAAAGAAGCATTTAGCGATGGAGTAAGCAGCAAAGAGAGATCGTGGCATAAAATAATTGAGGATTTTGTAACTAAACAAAAAACAATTAAATATGATAATACTATAGAATATACACATAATACTCCAGAAACAATGGAGCAGTTATATTATAGAACAATTTATGATAGTATTTATAAAAATCAAAGTCGTTTGATTCCATATTTTTGGATGCCTAAATATGTTGATGCTGATGATTGTAGTGCTCGATCTTTAAGCATATACAATATGCACAATATAGACAATATAGACAATAATGAAGCATCTATACTGGATGAGTATGAAGACAAGTTAATAATTAATTCGGAGGATGAAGAAGAGTTAAGTGAGATTAATTTAAATGATTAGTAATGATTAATAAAAAACTTTTCTAAATCTTTTAATAATTTTTCTCCATTTGCATTATGATTTACGTTAATATTATGTGGAATAGATGGCCCGTGTAAAAATCCAGAAATTACTTTTTGAAGATCATTATATGGTATATTACATCTAGTATTCTGATAAAATCGTAATGTAATAATATTTATTGGTAATTCTATAGTATATGGCTGAACTTTTATATATGTTACATTACTTCCAGTCATATGTGGATGATACAAATCATCAATAAAACATATTTTGGTGTGATTTGGTATTTTTGTAGTTATTAAAAAGTCGCTGAGTGTTTTATTATGAGTAGTTCTAGTTTTTTCTATTTGAACGCCATTTACTTTATAGGCGCCAATATGATTATCAAATAATTTATAGTTTATTTTATGTTCTATAAAGTTATATATTTGTTTTGCCCATTGTTTTGGTCCATTATTGTTTGTATAAATACAAATCTTATAAACCTCTTTATTTATTTTTTTTTGCTTTAAAAAACTCATTATTTCAAAAATATTAGGTCTAAAATATTCTGGATATAAGTTTAATAAAAACATAACCTCATTTTGATTTAATTTTTTTTTTTTTAAAAACTCCAAGGCTTGACAAAACTGAGCAAATTGTTGAAAATATCCGATTGTTTCATCTAAATCAAATACTACTACACGCAAATCTTTATGCTTCATATTTACATATGGCAATAAAAAATAAAATAAATAAATCAAAATCAAAATCAAAATGAAAATTATAATAAATAACAACATATTTATTTATTATATTATTATAATACATCAATCTTATAAATTAATCTATATACAACAATT